ATCCATATGCCGCAGCCGTTATCGCCCCGGGCGTTGAGCTCGCGCGCATCGAGCTGCGCCGTGTTGATGAGCGAGGCGTTGAGAGAGCCGTCGGCATTGAACACCGCCGACATCTCTCCCTTGTTGTTGCGTACCTCCATGGTGTCCGCCGTCACCGTCACCTTGCGCGCCGAGATGTCGATGCCCGTGGCGAGCAGCCCGTTGCGTACGATGCGCTCCTCCTCCGACATGCCCACGAACGGCAGGGCTATTGCGCCCTTGTTGCACATGGGCATGTCGATGAAAATGCCGTAGTCCGCGGTGCGTCCCTCCAGCGGGAACGGCATCTCTATCTGCAGCGTGCACCGGCAGTCGCATGGCGCGGTGAAACGCTTGACCACGGTGTGCCATACGGCCTGCAGGTCGTTTACGAACGTGTCGCACAGGTCTCCGCTCCAAGTGCCGCCGGTCCACACCAGAGGCTCGCCGTCTGCCGTGGAGTACGGAATGTTCATGCCGATGCGGAACTCAGACAGCTTGCCAGCTGAGCGGTAGTCCCACCACCAGGATGGACGGTTGACCCTGAAGGAAAATGTAACTGTCTCTCCCTTGCGCAGCTCCAGTGGGCACTGCTGCCACGCCGAAGTGCCTTGCTGCCGGAACATAAACGCACCCGATTTCACCGACTCTGTCACGTTCGACATGATTGTGTCAAGGCGGAAAGCGTAATCGGTGCATCCCGCTATGTTGGTGTGCGGTGCATCCGTTACGACACGGCCAGCGGCGTTTGAGGCTATCCACTTGTCGCGTGTGGCATACAGTGGATAGAGGAGGTTGGCATAGCCCACAGATTCCGAGACCTCCATGCGAATTGACTGGGCGGTCTGCTTGATTTCCGACTTGTACTCCGCTGTGATTTCATCGCGGTTGCGGTCATCCTCGCTCTCGGCGTGTGAGTTGGCGGACGAGACGGCGGCTGAGACTTTCTGCTCCACGGTCTGCCTGATGCCCTGCTCGCTGAGATTTATCGCCGCCTTGTATGCCTGTGTAAGCGAGGCTGATAGGGACTTGTCACCGTCGTCGGCGTGGGACCTGGCTCGCGACTCGGCATCGGCTATGGCCTGTGTCAGTCCCGACACTTCCAGAGACAGTTTCTTTGCGGTCTGTTCGATTGCAGTCCTGTTGTCCTCTATGAGCTGGGCGTTAAGACCTACAGCCGCTCCGAGGGCGGCAAGGTCGTTGTCAAGGCCGCCGATTTCATCGCTGATGCCGTCCAACTGTTCCATCATGGCATTCATGTCCTGAATGTATGAAGTTTTGAACGATGCCACCTCGGTGGAGATTCCGCTGGCGGTCTGCGTAAGCTGCGAGATGTTGGTCTCGGACTGCTTGACACGTCCTGTGAGGCTGTCGATGTTCTGAGTGTTAGCGGTGATGGTGGTGCGCAGCCCGTTGATTGTGGCGAGCATCTCCGCCTGTCGCTGCGACAGCAAGGCGGAGGCGTTGAACGGCTTCGCCTCCGTGCCGTGGTTGAGCATCATGTTGCCAAAGTGTAAGCGCATCGCCGTCTGCCCTTCGGGCATCGGTGGGGTGCAGACGTATATCGTGCCGTGCGCGTCGCAAGGAGCCTCGAAGGTCTGCTTGACGAGAATCTCCCTGCGTCCATCAAACTTCACGGGTGTCCTCCAATTGAGATACTGCGGCTGCGAGGGGTCGGCGGCAGCGCGGTATACAAATCCGATAGTAAAAAAGATGTATCCGTCGTTGTTGTAAGGCGGTCTGGAGGTCACGCCCTTGACAAAACTCTCCGTCCACGGATTGACAAGCACCGTTGAGAAACAGTATTTCTCACCTTCCTTGACCGCCACCGGGAGGCGGTCGTATGAAGTCGCACCCTTGCAGTAGAAATTGGCGTTGACAGTAGGGTATCTGTCCGACGCCGTAGGCTGCTTGGTGCATACGAGGGTCCAGAAATTATCCACACGCTCCACCGGCTCAAGTACATTGCCGCTTTCATCAAGCACCGGCATCTGCGACAGCCATCCCTCGCCCTCGCCGATATGCTGCCCCCAAGTATCCACGGATGCAAAAGCCGGAAGCAGCAGATTGGAAGACTGGCCTTGCGATGCAATCGACAGGCGTATGCGCTCTTCCAGTATTTCAAGCTGCGTCAGTATGTCTCGCTCCTTGCCGTCAACTATTATACGCACCTCTCCCGTGAATTTGTTGCTCGACGGTGAAATCTTCACCGGGCATTTGCTTTCGTCAAGCGAGTATGAATCTATGCCCTTGTACTCGTAGATGAAAGGCGATGCGCCGTTGGACGACAGCATTATTGCGTTCTGGCGGTCGGGGTGGTTCACTCCGTCACGGTTACCAAGCGTCACCATCACGTCACCGGCACACACGTTGCACGACCCCGTGTCTGACATGGATATGTCTATGTAATGGCATCTGCGGCCTATTATATGCCTGTATGCTGCACGTTCGTTGCTGTCAACCATATCCTCTGTAAGTATTACCCCATCAGATGGCGACAGAGCAACCACAGTGCGCCACCAGTAGCGGTTGCCTGTGAAACCGTCAGCATCCTTGACCAGGTTCCATGTCTGGCAGCGGACCTGGTCCGACATGGCGAAATCGTTGGTGATCTCGCGTCCCTCAGCATCGGCAGCCAAGAAGTAGGCGCGCCACGCCGTGGCGTTGCCGGAGGCATCGCGCAGGATGCGTGCGTAGACGCACTCCGCAGCCGCCGGGGTCAGCAGCAGCGCGCCCCCGGCATGATCCGTGCGGTCTATCTCCACAGTCACCGCCTTGAACTTCTTGCGGGCAGTGAAGAAGTCCGCCTCCACGTACGTGTTCTCTCCGTCACGGTACATCGCCGCGCCGTGCGATCCCTGCGTGAAGTCCTTGGTCCTGAAACCGTTCCTGTCGGTCGTGACCCAGCCTCCCACCTCAGAGTTGCCCCTGACATCGAGGTGGCTGTGCATAGTGGCTTTGCCTCCGACATTGAGTTCGCCGTTGATATTGGAATTGCCGACTACTCCGGCATTGCCCCTTACGAGGCTGTTGCCGTCGGTCTCGCTGTTTCCGTGGGTGTACGTCCCGCCGTAGACGTGTAGATTGTGATTCTCGTCCTCGCTGCCCACCGTCGCGCCCCCGCCGAGGCGCGTGTAGCCGTTGACCACCGCATCGCCGTCGGAAGTGAAACCGCCGGCAAGGTGCAGCCGCTTTGTGAACTTCCATGCCGCCGTCACGGTCTCAGCATATGCCTTGCGGCAGAAATCGCGCAGAGTCCGCAGGGCGGAGAAAATATTATCATCGGCAGGGGGTGTGGTGTCCTTTTCTTTGATTATCCGCGACAGCAGTATGTCGGTGACGGCAGCCGTGCTGACGGTCTGACCGTTAGACGTACCGGTGCTGACAGATACGGATGCGGAGCTCTTGGACGCAACCATTGAATAGCGTAGAGCCTCGATGCTGTCCTCTATCGCTCCGAAACGGCTGTATGACGGTTTCTCTCCGACAATGAAGACCGGGTTGTCGTAGGGTATGTCGAGAGGTATCTCGTAGCCTATCACGCGGCTTTTGCGTCCCCATATGCGTCCGTCCGCGTCCGCCTCGGATTTGAAGTAGCCTTCATGCACGAGATTGATGGGCTGTCCGATACCGTAGGCAAGCGCAAACAGCTTGCCGTCGTTGGCAGCATCCGCCTCGATCAGCATCTTGGCATCGCGGGTATCAAGCGGGCAGTTGTATGTGGAGGCATCGGTGTTGAGTTTCCTGACGTAGAGCTTCGCCTTCTCAAGCAGCTCGTTCTCTGCAATCCCGACATATGCCTCGTCGATCACCGACACGTCTATGCCGGTTATCACGAACCTGTCGCCGGGATGCGGACGGAGTATCTCGTTGGGGAGGTCGGTTTTGTCGTCACGGACGATTTCCCATGCCCATACGGATGTGCCGTCATCCGAGCGGAGCTCCTTGGGATTGACCTTGAACGTCATGCCGTTCAGCAGTCCGCCTGCCACCTCCGGGTGTTTCGGCATCCCGACCACGATTGATGCGTTTCCGGGGTTTGCGTCCTTGTCGCTCTGCGTCCATCGGTCTACGTCAAGGAACGTTATCTCGGCATCGATGTCGGGGATTAGATAGCGGTCGCTGCGCCATGGACGTTGCGCGTTGAACACCTTGGATTCAACGCATAGATATGTCGTGTACTGTATGCGGCTTTCCGAGCCGTCATCGTTCTCCTGCATGTAGTGCGCCGTGCCGGTCTGTATCTCCTCGGCTACCATCTCCGCCCGGGGGTAGATGTCATCGAACACCACCACGTCCTCCACCGCACGTGGCATCGGAAGCGTGGGAGCCTCGCTTGACGGCGCGGCATCCTCTATGCTGTCGATGTACGGCTTGCGGCGGCTTTCTGGCAGCATCAGGCGGCGTGTCACCACACCGTTCTTGATGATGGTGTCCATCCCCTCGTATGCGCAGTAGCGTTCCGTGAAATAGCTTGATTTGACCTTGTGGGGAAGGAGCTGCCCGGAAGGTATGCGGAAGCGGCATCCGGCAGCGATGCGCGGGTCTGAGGGATTCGGGACTTTGAGGCGGTTGCGTCCCTCCGCGTCGTCGGTCATCGAGGGGTTGAACACGCAGCCGGTTATCGGTGCGCCGTTGTCCGTGCCGTCCGCGTTTATCGGCTGGACGGTTATGCCCGGTATGCTGTAGAGGTCGCTGCTGATGCCGAACGTCATGCTCCCCACCGTGTCGACATTCATCCTGCCGAACTGGGTCGGTGACGCGCACGAGTACGAGGCTGAAAAGGAAACCTTGACATCCTTGACTTCCGAGTCTATCTCCACGTCCGCGCTCTGCAAGGTATGTTCGCTGTTGCCTCCCGATGTAGTGGGACATGCCGTGCCGGAGTGGCTGTAGAGCGTTACAGCCGTCCCGTCAGCAGCCAGTCCGGTCACCGTCATGCCGTACCGCACCGTGACCGTACCGCCGCCGAAAGGGGTGGTGAAGTAGCATTTGACGCGGAAACGCGAGCCGTCGACATGGAATGTCCCGGCACCGACCTTGCCGAGCGTCTTGCTGCGGCTGAACAGAGTGTGTTCCTGTCCGTCCTTGGACGACGCTTTGGAGAAGTCGACCGTGCTTCCGCCCTCTCCGGTGAACGGAGGGTAGCTGCCGTTCTTGTACGAGCGTGCGAGCGACTCGGCAAACCAGTCGCCGCGTAGCGGACGGACTGCATCCCATATGCAGCCGTCGCGGTTGTATGAGACATCGAACACGAGATCCTTGCGGTAGCGCGGCGAGATGTTGCGTGTGCCGCCGTAAGGGATGATGCGGTTGGCGTGCTTTTCCTGGGACTGGTCGCGGGTCATGCCGTGGACGTTCTCTCCGTTTATGAAGTCCGCATATCCGAGCGTGTCCTTGAGGCATTTTCCGAGATACACGGTGTCACCCTCCACCCACCACTCGCACTCGAACGTCTCCGCAATCTGAGAGAGCGCGTCTATGATGTTAGTGCTGTCGTAGAGGATTGTCTTTGCAGCCACGCCCGCATGTTCCTCCATCACCACGCCTTTCCACTCCGTAGCAGCCCCGGTCTCGGGATGGTACAGGTAGGAAGTATCGGCACGCGCGAGGGTGTTGACGTTGGCTATGACCTGTTCAAGGTGCACCTGCGGCGTGGCAGTCAGCGTGAACGATGTCTCCTGTCCGCCTACCGCCGGCATGTAGCGCATGAGCTTGTTGCGCCACTTCATATACTGCGCCTCGAGTTTCAGCTCGTATTCATATGCGCAAGTGTCATCGTTGTATGCCGGATAATACGGCTCGCACAGCTCGAAGCGTCCCGCGCCGCTGACCATGCACCAGTCGCCGGTGTCGAAGCGCACGGCATCCGCCAGCTTGAACGGCAGCTGTATGCAGTCGTCCGCCATGAGCTTGCGTATGCGCTTCGCCCCGATGTTGGGGAGCGTCGACAGCAGCTCGTTTCCGTCGGTATCGTATACCGTTATGATGTTCTTGTCCTCAGCCATTGTTATGTGATAATCTGTCTGTGGGGTCTGGCTCGGTGAATCTGAGTACGAACTTTGCCAGACGTCCGTTATACTGGGTGTATTGGGTACAGCCTTTGTAGCACAGCCTGAATATCTGGAGGGGCATCCATGAGAATACCACTTCCACCACGGGTTTCTTCAGTTCGTTAAGCAGCTTCGTGTATTTTGCGAAAAATATCAGGGTGTTGGATGCCGTGATGGCTACATCGAGGCTGACATCGCGCTCCTTGTAGCGGTGTGTCCCTGAAGGCACAGTTATGTGCACCCCGTTCTCGAGGCGCGAGGAGTTGACTATGGGATCCTTGGTCTCCGGCGGTGACATAAGGGCGGCGAACACCTTTGTCCCGGGAATGAGCCCGAACTCGGTGCGCGCGTCCTTGCCGTTTATTCTCAGTGTCGGTCTGCTCATAAGCGTGATGTGTTGCGTTCGATGTTTGCCAGACGCGTCTCCATGCCCTTGAGGGCTTTGGTATGGTCCGATATGGTTTTCAGATGCTCGTTGGCTTCTGCGAGATGGAACAGGACTTCCTCATAGGTCACGCGCTGGCGGTCGGAAGCGGAGGCTATTGCAGCCAGCGAGTGCAGGTATGCCTCGTACTGGGCGCGTATGGCTTCCACTGTTATCTGTATCGCCGTCATGCGCCCCTCTATGGCATCGCCGGTGTCCTGGCTCATGCCCGACAGAGAGCGTCGTGTTGCAGACTGCACGGTGCTTTCGTCCCAGCCCATGGTTTCCATTATCTCGTTACGGCGGTCGATGATGGATTGCGACAGCGACATGTACTGCTCGCGGAGCTTTCGCTGCTCGGACGGCGTCAGCTCATTGTCCGACGACATCGCGGCTGCGAAATCTTCGTACCAGCGTTTCATGTCCTCGCGGTAGCTGTCGTTGAGGATGGAGTTGAACACTGCCTCCTTCATCATATCTTCGAAGCTCTTCGCGAATGCAGAGCTGTCAGCCTCCATGTCCTTCATAAGGTCAAGAAAGCCCGAGTGGATGTCGTCCACGCTGGTTCGCGTCTGGGTCTGACGCATCCGATCGAGTATCTCCTCGTACTGCCCGGCGTAGGCTATCATCTCGTCTATGTATGCCGAGGCATCATCCTTGCCCTTGGCGAGCTGGCTGCGTATCTCAGCCAGTGCGTTGGGAAATTTCTCCGCCAGTTCGCGCCACTGCTCGGGAGTGAGGTTCCACAGTCCGCCGGCATCACGGATGCCGAAATGCCGCAAAGCATCTGCCACGCCCCAGTCGTTGTCTTCCATCGCCTTGTTGACGTGATAAGTGCCGGAGTGCTGGCTGTGCGAACTGCGGTCGGCTGTGCGTCTGCCCAGAGACTGGGTCGTAGAGATCTGGGATGCCAGCATCCTCGCCTGTTCGGCGGCAATGTCGCCAGCCTGTTCGGCAGAAGCCTCGTCCATCTTGCTGGCGAGACGGTCAATGCTCTTGCGTAGCAGCTCGTTCGAGTGTTCGAGCCTTGTGCGGTCATCGTCAAGTGAGGGGTCGGAGTCTCCTCCGAGCAGCTCTCCGAGACCGAAACTTCCAAAGGTCAGCCCGTCAAGGATGTTCAGGAACAATCCGGAGACGTTCGACCAGATATTGCCGACTATGCCGGTGACGAGCGAGCCGTCAAACAGCTGGTCAAGCAGCTTATCGATGACTCCGAACACTTTGTCAAGAAGCCCGGTTATGAACTCCTCGGGGTTGTCACCCATGGAATCGAGGAGCTGGAGTATCGCGCCGATCAGTCCGCCTACCTTTGCCCCGAGTTCGCTTATCAGATCACCTGCACCCTCAGCATCATTTGAAAACGCGTTTATGATGCCGCAGACACCGTCCGCGAAGCCCTTGAGCGTGCCGTTGCCGAGGTTCTGCAGGGCGGATGCGAAGTTGTTGACGGCGCGGGTGGCGTTGTCGGTGGCTGTATTCAAGGCATTGCCTTTGTCGGACGCATCGCTGTCTGCATCCTTTTTGTCCGCATCTGTTTTTTCTTTATTTACACGTGCCGCCAGCAATTTCGCATATGCAATAATCCTGTCAGTCTGAGTTCCGCTGGTTAAGGTTTTTTCGTAATCCTCCTGTGCGGTTTCCAGTGCTTCTGTCGCTTCTTTAGCTCTGCGATTAGCCTCTGTGGCCCTGCGCATCGCTTCTTGGTACTCTTTGGTAAGACGTCCCAGCTCTCCCCAGTCTATGCCGGCAAACGATGGCGTGTCCACCTGTGCCTGAAGGCGGCTGCGAGCATCGTAATACTGTTTTTTATCGGTGGCAGGGAGCGACTTGAACTGAGGCGATGCCATCAGTTTCTCAAGGCGTTCGAGCGTAGGACGCAGGTAGGCGGATGCCGCGCCGCCGATGTTGCCGAACACGTCCGCCCAGTCGATGTCGTCCTGGATGCGGCGGAACTCCTCGCTGCCGATTCTGGCATCTCGTTCCTTGCCGAGACGCAGTGCCTCACCTTCGAGTCCTTTCTTGCGTGCCTCCTTGATTTTTTCGGCGTATTCCCGGGTGATAGCAAGCCGACGCTCCTCGATGGTGCCGTACTCGGCGAGATAGTTACGCATGGCATCCGCGGAGGCTTTCATGCTTTCACGCTGTATCTCCATTTCCGCTTTTGCCAGGGAGCGTGAGGCAAGGATGCGCGCTTCATCGATAGACGTGCGCTGGCTGTCGGTCAGACCGTCATCCCCGAGACCACGGGTCTTGGATTCGCGGTTGGCTTTTGCCCATTCGCGCTGCTGGCGGTCAAGCTCTGCCATGCGGTCGGCATGCTCCTGCCGCTGTGTGCGCAGTTTTTTCTCTGCACCCTCCTCCATAAGGCGTATCTCTTCCGCAGCGTTGCGCCGTGCGAGCTCGAGAGCTTCATCAGCGAGCTTCTGTCTCTGCTCCGCTTGCCGCTTCGCATTGTCGGCTGCCTTGTCGGCTGACCGTGACGAGCTGATGTTCCATGCAGTAAGCTCTTTGTCAGCCTCTTTGATGAGTCTTTTGTGCTTGTCCCACTCCTTTGAACCCTCCTTGTCTTTGCCGAGCGCATCGAGTGCGGACTGAGCCGTTTTTTTCTGGTTTTCCCAGTACGCCTTGTTCTGCACAGGCGGCGTGTAATCCTTGCCGTCCCGGGTGACATAGTTCTGCATCCGGCTGTTGGCGGAATCTGCCGCACTCTGGAGCGACTGCATGACGGTGTTGACACGCAGGGTGAGGCTCCAGTCGAGCGTTCCGCTGGCCGCCATCTGCTGTTTGATGCCCTCCATGTCGTGCCGGAGCTGCTCTGCCGAGGTGAGTGCTTTCTGTTTCTCGGCTGTGAATGTCAGGGGGTTGGCTACTTCCTTGCGCAGCGACTCTATGCGGTCGGCGATGGCTTTCTCGGCGGCTGCCATATCCTTGTCTGCCTGTGCCGGGTCTATAAGATGGCCGGGACGCATCTTGCCCGTCTTCGCCATCAGCGCGTCTGTCCATGAGGCGAAGGTGTCGAGACGTTCCTTGGCTGCTTCGTAGTCGGCCTGTGCCACTTTCAGCTTGACCTCCACCGGGGTCTCTGCCTCATACTTGGCAGCGAGGAACTTGCGGAGCTCACCCTCGGCGAGTTCAAGACTCTCGCGCAGTGCGGCGCGGTTATCATCGCCTCCGGACCACCAGGCATCCCATGCACCGCCCACACCATGAGCGGATGCTATCTGCTTGGCTCTCCAGTTGACACCCTGTCCGGCAGCAAGTACGCCTGCATAAGCCGGAGCAAAACCGATAGTTGATGCACCTTTTTCGGCAGTCTCAAGGTGACTGTATAATTTATCTATCTCAGTAATGGCATCCTTGATGTCGGCGACACGCTTGCGCAGGACTTCCTCCTGCTGCGTGTCGGCGAAGGCGTTGACCCCCTTGTCTATCTCGGAGGTATCCACCGCAGCCATGTCCTGCCATGTATGGTAGATTTCCTTGAGTGTGGGCACTATGGAAGTGAGCGAGTCGAACGCCATCACCTTCTGAGTGGCTGTGGTGTTCTCGTCCTTGATGGTGGCTACAAGCGAGCGCACTTTCTGGCTGCGCTCGTCTGCTATCTTTGCCTGTCGTTCGCGCTCGTCGTTGTGTGCCTTGGCGGCGCGTGTGGCAGCATCGTCGGCTGTGACAAGCTTGTAAGTGACGTATGCCAGGGAGGCGACGGCTGCTGCCGCGAGAACGTACGGGTTGGCGAGCATGCTCAGCCCGAGCGCACGCGATGCCTTCCCGAGTGCCGCCTTGGCAGAGGCGAGGGTCAGGGTGGCACGTGTCTGACGCTGTTTCCCAACTGTGTTTATGTCAGTGTTGAGAGTCTCTAAGGCCGTGGCTGCTGCGTTCTCGCGCGACTTGGCAATCTCGAGCTGCTGGGCTGCCACTTTGCGGGCCTTGACGGCTGCGGAGCGTTCGTCTATGGCGTTGGCAAGGTTTTTCTGCGCGGATGCAACGGCCTCTACTCCGGGCTGTTGGAGAGCCACGCGGAGTTCCTCCTGACGTGCTCTGACTGCCTGTTTTGACGCGAGCGACCGCTGCAGGGCTGCGCGGTATGATTCTTTGGCGGCAACGGTGTCGGTGCGTGCCGCGGCAAGGGCTGCGGCACGACGGTCTCCCTCGGCGGCTATCTCTCCGCGCAATGCGGCTATCTGGGCGGCTCGGCTCTCGGTCAGTTCCCCCTTGGCAATCCTGAGCCTGAGGTCTGCATCTGCCTCGGCTGCCTTTGCCGGGACAAGACGCGACAGGGCTGCGATTTCTGCCTCAGCTGCGGCGTTTGCCATGGCGGCATGCGCCATAAGGGCGGCCTTTGCCGTACCGTATGTGGCGGCGAGCGTAATCAGTACCTCCCCGACGGTCTCATAATGCTTTACAAGCGTGTCGGCGGCATTGATGCCGGAGGAGATGATGCCTTCGGTGGACTCTCCCATGTTGTTGAGCATGTCGGAGAAATGTCCCTGGAGATTGCTGAGAGCTCCGCGCATGGTTCGGCTCTGGCTCTCGAGCATCCCGTGGAACTTGCCTCCGGCGGCGGTTGCGGAGATGAAGGCATCCTCCACCATCTGCGCCGATATGCTGCCTGCCGACATCTCGTCCTTGAGGGTGGAGATGCTCTTGCCTGTCTTGGCTGATATTTCGGTCAGGGGGTTGAAGCCGGCGTTGATCATCTGGAGCAGGTCCTGGCCCATGAGCTTCCCGGTCGCGCTCATCTGGGCGAACGCGAGCGTCAGGGAGTTGAACTTGTCGCGGCTGCCCATCGATATGTCGCCGATGGCTTTGAGCACTGGCATCACTTTCTCCAGCTCTATGTTGAAGCCCAGCAGTGTCTGAGCCCCCGAGGCGAGGTCGTTGAGCTGCATGGGGGTAGACACGGCGTAAGCCTGAAGCTTCTGCATGAGCATCAGACCTTTTTCCCGGCTTCCAGTAAGGGTCTCGAACGACGTTACCAGAGACTGTATCTCCGAACGGGTCGCTACTATTTGACGCACGAATGCCTGTATCTGACCCACGGCGAAGACGGAGGCGATGCCAGCACCTACGCGCTTGAATGCTCCGTCCATTCTGTTCCCTTCGGAGATAGCCGTCTGGCTTATGCTTGCAAATTCCCCCTTCACGCGCTGGCTGTCACGCATGAAGTTGGCGGTATCAAGCCCTATTCCGAAATATTGCCCTCCGTTAAGGTTGTTCATATGAACTCGTCTTCGTCAGAATTTTTAAAATTGTCGGGATTGTTGGCATCGATGCTATCGTCCCAGTCATCTTTTTCATCGTCAAATGAAGGGACGGCGGCTCCGTACATTATCAGGTTTGCATAGCTGATGTCATAAAGCACATATTCGGGAGTGGTCTCAAATATCCTCGAGAGGTTGTAGACTAATCCCCAGACGGAGTCTCCACTTCCACGGTGCTTTTTAGCCTGTTTGCTGCGCACAGGGAAGTGGTAAGACCGAAAAAATCGCCTATCTGCCCCTCTATGAGCAGCCTGTTGACCACCGAGGTCAGCATGCGCGGCGAGCAACCGTCCGTGATTGCCTGTGTCAGCGCGTCTATCTCAGAGGTATTGACCGAGGTTCTGCGCCAGGGCATCCACCATCTGCGTCTGCCGGGCATCGCGACAGTACGGTGTTCCTTGATGCGTTTTGCTCCGAGAATCATGGTGGCGGCTATGCGAGCCACTGCCTCGCAGTCTTTGCCGTGGCGCAATACCTCGACCAGCGGATCGCGCGAGTCGCCGTCCATCGGCGGCAGCTCAGACACGAGACCGCTGACCATGATGATGGTGCCGAGGGTCGGAGCTGCCACACGGTACTCATGCCCCGCTATGTCTATGGTGTCGGTCTCATGCTCGAGTATGCAGCGCGAGACCTTTTGCTCAAGTGTTTCCATCGTCTTCATGACAGTGTTTGGATTGGTTCATAGTGCCTGCCGGGGGAGTCGGACCCCCGGAACGCGACGCGCCATGCCTTGCGCCGCTCAGGCTGTCAGTGTCAAGCTCCTTTGGCTGGGGCTTTCTTGGTGAAGCGGCTATACCAGTAATTGGCTTCACCCTTGAGAATGTCAAAATCGAGGTCGGCGTAATGCCCCTCTTCCTCGCTCCACCCTGGTTTGTAGGTGATGGAGCATTTTGGAGCGCGGATGCCTTTTGCACCCACGTTCTTGGGCTCGATTTCAAGCGACCAGTCGCCCGCAACGACGTGGGTTTTAACCAAGAAGTCATCCTCTACAGAGGCTTCTCCAAGGCCGAGCATTGTCAGCAAGTCGTCATCAGGCTCTATGATACGCATTGTAGCCATGAAGCCCCCTTCAAGCTGTTCTTTGGCGACAGTACCGCCACCGCTCTCCTTGGCTTCCAGTTTGTCACCGTCTGACGGGGTAAGCGATGCGGACTTGTCTTTGATGACACCGACGCTGGTTAACTCAGTAGCCATGGTGTCATCGCTTTTAGTCTTCCCGATGCGTCCCTTGCATTTGGACCATGCCATTATTTTCTTTGCCATGATATAAAAGTTTTAAGTTGGTGATTAATCTTCGTCCAGACTCTGATACCGCAGCTTCACGACAACGAAATGCTGTGAAATCTCGGGAGCTTCGTCTGTGTAAATAGTTTGGTGAAGAGTGATGTCGTACTCTGTCTGGGTATCGCACAAATGTTTGACCCATTCCTTGGCTAAGACTTCCAGCTCTTCCGACCGTTGTCCGTTCTCCATCATTATGCCGTCTTTGTTTGGATCAATGTCTGGCACATAGATGTTGATGGTCACTATGCCGGATTGGAACTGCTCTCCAAGCCCGGTTGTAAAACTGACAATGGCATCCTCCTTACGGCTGTCACGCGGACGATAACCGTTACGATAAACGGAGCCAGTTATGGAAGAGGCGATTGGCGAGCTGCGTAGCAATCGGTAGAAGTCGCCCTGAATCTGTTTTCCTGTCTTTGCCATAATCGTTTCATTTACTGAATCCGAGTTGTCTTAGCAGTTCTGGTACGAGGCGGTCTGCGAGGAGTTCCGCGCTGTCTATGACATCACGACCTGTGGCAGCCACATGTGTGGCGTAGTTCATCCCGGCTACGATTATGAGTACTATGCCTTCGGGAAACTGACGGACTATCTCTTTGGCGTATCGGATACCGCTTTTTGAGCCCTTGTTTCCTTTCTTGACAATCTCGAAATCGCTTTGATGGATGATTTCCCCATCTCGTACGATAACATATCCTACCGAGCTGCGGAGATTGCCTGTCTGGTCTCGGTATGCGTTTGAGTCTCTTGCTGCGTTGAGACATCGTTCTCCGACATACTTGAGGTTGTAAATCAGCGCGTCAATCTTGCGCTTCATCATAGCCTCTATATAGCTGTCGATTTCCGACATTGGTGTTTTCTGCACGATGCTCATGGTCAAACTAAGAGCTTGATTTCACAGACGGCTTCCATAGCTTCGGGCGGCGCAATCAGCGAGTATTCTCCGAGTTCTTTGCCGCTCATGTCTCTCAATCTCAACTGCTCGGAGTAGGGCAGAGGCTGCTCCTCAATCAGCACCGTGTAGGGGGCGGTTGTGAAATGCTCGCCATTGACCCTGCCGAGGTTGTTGCGGTTGTTGGGAATGAACTGGCATGGTATCGGGTCGCTCCAACCGACCTCTGCCGCTTCGGAAGGATAGCCTGTTTCCGGGTCTATCTGTCCGGGCGTTTTGGTCTTGAATTCGATTGTGCCGTTCTCAATTATCATAGTCGGTCTCCTTTGTATCCGAAGGTCGGCATGACAACCGCTCCTGATGGTTCAAGTTCCTGGTAGATGCTATTCGCTTCCCTACGCATCGCCTGTCGCTGATCTTCGTTGAAAGAGAACGACTGACCTCCTTGCGAGATGTTGGGTGCAAGGGAGAGCCAAAGCAGGAGGTCTGCTTTGGCAAGGCGGTAGCTCTTGTCTTGCAGACCCTCCTGTGTGGCATCAGCGGTAAGTGAAATGTTTCTCCGTGCCGCTGTCTCAGCGAGTGTGCGCAGCGGTATCGGATAAGCGTTTATGCTCTTGAGTGCTTCGAGATTGGTTGCCATGGATGCTTCGCTTCAAGGATTGCAGTTTAGTCCCACTGGGTCTTGTCGGTGCGGACGTAGACGTTGCGGTATGCTGTGTCGAGAACGGGGATTGCGTCTGCTTCGCCGATTGTCACTTCGCCTTTAGGCTCGATCGTGCCATATTTCTTGATGACTGTATGGGAGCGCACCGCACGGATGATGTGGTGGCTTGAATCGTCATCATCGAGAATGTCGTACTGGGTGGAACCGAGCCGCTCTGTTTCGGAAAGGACGAGGCGGTGGTTTTCGAAGGGATTGCCTGTAATGTCCGGCTTGTCATCAAACTCGCGGGTTATATCCTGGTCGATGATGCGGAGCTGAAGACCGCCGAGCCATGCTTGTTCCTTGAGCATCGCGTTTATCTGCGCGAGGTTCGGGGTCTGCGAGATGTTGAGGGCGTTAGACGCGAAAGATGCGCAAGCCTTGATGATCTGGTCGGTTGAGGCGATGCGGTAGAGTTCGTTGAGATTGATGAAAGCGAACTTGGGATTGCGTCCGTACTGCTTCTGCCCCTCACGGATTTTCACGAGGTCGCCGATGACATCGGCGTTCGCCTTGTCGCCCCAGTCGGTAAGAGCGACCACTTTCTGCTCGTCGTCGACATCGTAGTCGAGGTCGAATTCGTTGGCGTAGGTTGCGTTGGTCGTGGTTGTGAATTTCATCACGCCTGCGTTGGAGAGCAGTTTCCATGCGATGAATTCAAGCTCGGACTGGACACCGTTTGCGCAGAAGTCCACGTCTTCGCCCCAAAACTCAACGAGGGCTGTTGCGTCATCGTCTTTGGCGAGAGCGCGTTCCGTCTGATAACGCTTCATGTCCGCACGGGTCATCTCACGCGAGATGGCGATGTACGGAAGATCACCTTTCGCGCTCTGGAACACAGGTCGCCGCTTGCGGATGATAGTGCCGTTGTCTGCATGGAGGTCGGCAGCTACGTTCCTTTTCGTGAGCTGATTGGTCAGCGTCTTCCAGTCAAACCCTGTTACTTTCTTCACGGGGAAGTATCTGCCGAAAAGGAAGGGCTTCATGTCGATGGTGTTGAGGCGTGCCTCCACCATCTGCTGATTCAGCCCATGAATGAGTGTATTAACTACTGTTGCCATTGATTGTCGGGGTTAGAGGTTGATGATGCCTTTCAGCTTGTCGATGATGAAACTGGGAACAGGATTGTTTCTTGTCACGCCATGCACCCATGCATCGGTGCTGATGTTCGACTTGGGGTCGAAGGGCTGTCCTGTGCCATTGACCGACTGCGGCTCATACTTGAGCTCGGCTTTGCTTGCATCTGTGCCTGTGGCTTCTGCTTTGGCTTCGACAAGGAAGCCGCCGAGGACTATTGCTCCGAGTGCAGTCTTGACGGTCAGGGTGTCGTATTTCTTGTTGCTCTCATCGATTGCCGTGATAGCACAGGCGGCCTTGCCCGGCTCGGTCATGACAATGTCGCCGACCTTGAAGTTGTGGAACTTCGATACCTTGATGGTCGTGTCGGCTGCGGCTACCTCGGCGACAACCTCTGCGGTCTTGACCACATGAGTGATGCCATCTACAGGTGCGCTCAAAATCGCACCCTCGCGGAGATAGTCGCCGCCGAGTTCCGAGGCTGCCACCGAAACGCCGCCACGGATGTCGTTTGTCTTATGCATGAAGACACGGGGCGTTAAGTCATCGCGTCTTTTCTTTACGGTCATTTTTGCCATTCTTCAGTGTTGTTGATGGGTTGAACTTAAAAAGGCTGCTCTCCGTTGGCAGGGATGCCCTCTCTGTGTGAGATTGCCGCTTTCTGCGCTTCGGTGAGTTCAGTCTTGGTCGGTATGCCCTGTGAGGCAGACGGTTTGCCGAACACACCCCCTCGTGCAGCCGTGTCATCGGCGATGCCCTCCACTTCTGTGGTGATTTCTCCGAGCAGGGTCGAGAATTCGTCGGCTGAGTATTTATCTACAGGCAGACGTTCATAAGCCTTGCGCATCGATTCGGGCAGCTTGCCGATTACGGCATGGAGTTGCTGTGTTCGGGTTTCGGTGGTCTTGGAAGCCTTGAGTTCGGCGATGTCGCCGATGAGCTTTTGAGCCCATGCCGGGACTTCTTCACCCCCGGTGTTCAGATTGGTTGCGCCGCCTGTCGGCTGCTCGCCCCCAGCTGTGGTGGTTGTGGTCTTCACTCCGTCTTTCAGACCGTAGCGGCTTTCGTAGTCCTTTACAGCGTTCTCACGCGCCGTGTTGGATGCTTCGGTCGCACGGCTGTCGCCGTAGCTTTCAATGACCTGTTGAATGGTCACTCCCTCCGTTGCGGTCTTGACCTGTTCTGCGGTTGTGACAGTCTTGGCGAGCTTTTTCGCCATCCTGCCGAGGATGGAAGTCGACACCCCGGGGAATTTGGTTTGTAGAGCTTCGAGAATTTGTTGTTCCATTGCTATTGTGAATTTGGTACACTGATAGGTTTATTGCAAATATAGCTCATTTTTAGATATGATTATAATAAAATCACATAAAAATATACTTGAGCCGATTATATTCACTCAAACACATAATTTAGCATCTTGTTGCATGAGAAGCATAAAAGAGTTAAATATACTGTATTCAGTTGATTTTGTTGCAAAAAGATGAAGTATAATCAAAATACTTAATCTACCTTTGTGACATCAGCGTAACACAATGGTTTTCAACCTTAAAACAAGAAATCATGTCATCACTCATTTCATCCGTCTATTCAAAGTCATATATCAATCGCAACTACCTGATAAAAGTGTATGGCATCTCTCCAGCTGGGGAGAAGATAAACATCCTGGTCGGTGTTTCTGGCGCGATTTCATTGATTGGGGAAGCATTGTTTTACAAGTTCCTCGGTCGTGCCGAGCGCGACATCAACAACGATGTGACCGTCTGCAAACTCCGCCGTGGTATCAAGTTCTCTTTCTATCGCAAATAATCAATCTTTCAATTCATAAAGTTATGGCACAATCATCTCGTCCCGCTCTCCGCAAACGTATTCTCTCTCTTGCTCCCGGACAGGAGCAGAAACTCTCCCACCGTGTAGTTGTTCCCAAACCCAAAGGATGGGAGGGACAGCCAGACTTACATGTTGTCGCCCTCTATCGCCGTGGAGCGAATGGGGTTGCTTGTGTTCTTGATGAAGTTGACCAGTGTTGGTTCTTGTCTGAACTGACGGATGAGGCTTGCGCTGCTGTCCTTTCTGCTCTCTGAATGTCAAACTGGGGAGGCTTTTGGTCTCCCCTTAAAACCTCATAAAAATGGAAACTCCCAAACTCCGTACCCTTGAGATGCTCCGCTTCGAGAATTGGCTTTGGCAGCATTATAACCCTGCCGAGGTCTTCGAGGACTGGGCTGATAAAACAACCGAGGCTGTCATGGCTCTTTCGATCGCTGCCGACCTCGACCCGACCGAGATTGCGCTTCCGCTTTCGGATGCCATCATCAAGCCGCTCCGTGAACTGCACAACCTTTTCCGTACTCCGTTAGAGGAGCGTGACCCCAGCGAGTGCATCTTTGGGTTCTATCCGGGGGAGGCTCTGACTGAGGACGAGCTTCGGTGGGTTGCTGTACATATCCAAAGTGCTTTAATACCTGCTCTATGATGGGCCGCCATTGTGATATGATGCCTGTTCGTTTTGTCTACTCCGTGGTTTTTTTTCGCGCTCCATTGGAGGAGAGACCGCGACAAAAGCAGTTCTTGTTTTCTTCGCTGGCTGCGATTTATGAGATGTTTTCCCCTGCTCAGATTGGCTGCGGTCTTGGTCATCTCTACAACCTGAAGGTGGCAGACGGAGGCGTTTTCGCCGGCAATCTGTGTATCATCAGACGCGAAAGGCTCTACTCCAAGCGGCAAAATCGGTGTTGATTTGTAGACCGTGGAGGACTTTTATTCGTTTTATTCGTGTAACTTTGTATCTGTTAACTGTTTGTTGATATGTTAGGAGCAATAATCGGCGATATCGTTGGCTCGCCTTATGAATTTGCCAACACCAAAAATCCACGCTTCCCACTGTTCTCGAAGCGCAGCTCTTTCACGGACGATACCATCTGCACGATTGCTGTTGCAGATGCTCTCGTGCGTGGCTCTGACTTCGGGGAGACGCTCCGGGAGTGGTGTCTGCGCTATCCTAATCCTATGGGTGCTTATGGCGGCTCTTTCAATGCGTGGCTGCACTCTGACAATCCACAACCCTATAACTCATGGGGCAATGGTGCAGCCATGCGCGTGTCTCCATGCGGTTGGGCATTCGATTCTGAAGCCGAGACGCTCCGTGCTGCAATGGCTTCGGCTGCTCCCACCCACAATCATGTGGAGGGTCTTATCGGTGCTTCGATTATGGCTCGTGCCATTTATCGTCTGCGTGACGGTCATCCCTTTACGGATGTCGTTCACGATGTGTTTGTCCCGGCGTATGGTACGGAGCCATCCCTCCCTGCACCCGGTGTCTTTGATGAGACCTGTCAGTGCTGTGTTCCTCTCGCGTTTTATATTGTGGGCGAGGCTTCAGGCTTCGAGGATGCCATCCGTAGGGCTGTGGTCTATGGTGGGGATTCTGACACCCTTGCTGCCATTGTCGGCTCTCTTGCCGAGGCTCTGTGGGGTATCCCTGCTGAAATCCACCAGAAGGCTCTCTCTATGCTTCCAGCAGAAATGTATCGCGTGTTGTTCAATTTCAAAGAAAAATTTAGCTATGAAAACCTCTAAAGATCCCCTCTTGAAATCTTGCCGCTACTACAAAGGCGAGACCGAAAGTCCTTTCTCGGATTCCCGGTCTGCTCTTTGGTCTGCGGAACGCAACTGGGTGCAATTGGCGCAGTCCGCATCCCCCCTTTTGGATGAATATCTTGAGGGGTTGCGAGTGGATTTGCCGGAACTTGCAAACAACGACCATATCCATCAATCATTGAAAGCATTCTTATTTGACAGGTACTGCCATTTCGGCGGTACTCCATCGGGCTTCCCGGTGTGGCTTTCAAGGAACTACCCTAAATGACATTATCTGTCTTTGTGGGCTGTTCGATGAGTTCACAGTCAACATACCATTTTTCTTCGCTGCTGTTGAATTCTATTTTTGTTATTCGGAAAATAGACCCTCTTTGAAGGATGATTTCATTCTCGTAAGAACTACTGTACCCCTCGGCTTGACGAGATTGTCCTTCCCAATTATACGCAGAACGGCCATAGCCACCATCTCCATAATGTGAGAATGGCTCGGCATAGATTCCTTTTGTTCCTGCTGGGCAGTAGATGTTCATCACGACCTCATAATCAGCAAAACCGCTGTATTTTGCACAACCACAGGAGGTAAACGGTTTGTTTGCGGCTGTTTTCCCTATTAAGGACTTTCGTCTCCTACCGGCATAATTTAAATCAATTCCAAATCTTGCCGAAAAAGCACCCA